TATTTCTTCATACCCTTGATATTTTTAGAGAGCTTTACAGGTCCTGCTGTGGTACTAAAAGTAGGAGAACATGAACTTACTATGCCACTTGATTGGTGCACTATTGTTGGTGATCCTGAAGGACCTGATATGGAAATACTTCCACTAACTAGTCTTAACGATAGAGGATTTAAGACCTTCTGTTTCAACCCTATTAGCGGATTTAGACCAGAATTTTTAGACATAGATATCATTGATGTGTACCAAGATGTTAAATGGTATTTTCCAAAGATGCGTCCGGGGCAACTACTCTGTACACCTTTACATACAGGCCCTAAACCTACTTGTGCTTATTTTGTCAAAGAAGTAAGTCGTCAAAGTGAGTTAGTAGATTATACTAAATGTTGGTAAAAATGTCACAACTTAAACCAGACACAACTTACATATACGAACATGCAGATGGTGTTACCTACGCTAGAGAATTTGGTGCCGACCCCAATGATAGATTTGTTATCGGAGCTACTTATGATCGTAGAACACATGACGGTCGACCACTGCATGATCACCTAATGGAAGACAAACTTTGGGGTGAAATTAGACGTGCGGCTGAAACCAATAAGGCTATACAATATGCCTTAGAACAGTGTATAATGTTATATAAAATTAGCAAAGAGTACGAAGATAGACATGGCAACAGCAAAACTTGATATCAAACGTGAACTAGGTGCAGTAGATCGTAAAGATTACTCATTCTATGATAATCTCACAGATGAGGAACGTAAAGCATTTAGTCCCTATGTGTTGATGCGTTATACTGCAAATGTACAAGGTGATCGAGATATTCAAGAATGGTTTCTAGAGACTACCAATGAACTTGTTAACAAGAATCATTGGGACCTTAGTAAAAATCACAAAGGCCTGTTATGGAAATTATTTGCCGCTAGTGGAGCTGGTGTTCCTGCTTATCATCCTTATCTAGCCGCAGGTAAAAAAGAAAAAGCCAATAAGATTGAAAAGTTGTTGTGTGAATTGTATCCAGCAAAGAAAATGGATGAGATTAAATTATTGGCATCCATGATGGATAAAAAAGACAAGGATGAGTTGTTTGATATGATGGGGTTTGATAAAAAACAACGGAAAGAATACGAGTGATAGCATTGGTAGATCAGCCTTTTAGATGTGTGCATTGCGATAAGAGTTTTATGAAAGAAAGAACTCTTATATCGCATCTCTGTGAGAGAAAACGCCGTGCATTACAGGAAAAAGAAAAACGTGTTCAAGCAGGCTTCATGGCCTTTAATCGTTTTTGGCAACTGGCACAAGGTGGCAAGAAACTCAAGACCTATGATGAATTTTGCGACACAGCCTACTACAACGCCTTTGTAAAATTTGGTAGTTTTATCAATAATGTCAATCCATTATATCCAGACAAGTTCATTGACTATGTTATTAAGAGTGGTGCTAAATTAGATCATTGGTGTCGTGATGATCTATATGAAAAGTATCTATACGAAGTATTAAAGACTGAACCGGTAGAATCAGCAGTACAACGTTCGCTTCAAACAATGATGGAATGGAGTGACGAACATTCAGCAGAATTTAGTCATTATTTTAATTATGTAAGTCTTATCAAAGCTGTACATGATATACGTAATGGACATATTAGTCCTTGGGTTATACTTAATTGTTCAGCAGGCCAAACAATGGTTCGTAACATGAGTGATGAACAATTGGATATGATAGCTCCCGCATTTGATGTACCTTTTTGGTTACGCAAATTCAAAGAGATACCGGCAGATGTAGCATTGGTCAAAGAAATTCTATCTGAGGTTGGAATTAAATGACTAAACGTATATTGATAATGGGATTACCAGGTGCGGGCAAAACTACTCTAGCAGAAAAGTTAAGAGAAAAATTAGACGCATACAACAAAAAAACTGTTTGGGTAAATGCCGATCGTATACGTGAAGAATACAATGACTGGGATTTTAGTGAGGCAGGTCGTGTACGTCAAAGTAACCGCATGAGAGAATTGGCAGATAGGTTAGATAGTGATTATGCTATTGCAGATTTTGTTTGTCCATTATCTGAAATGAGAGAAATATTTGATGCAGATTATCTTGTATGGGTTGACACTATAACAGAAGGCCGGTACAATGATACAAATAAAATATTTGTTCCTCCAGACCAATATGATTTTAGAGTTACAGAACAAAATGCAGAAAAATGGTCAACCATTATAGCAGAGAAAATAAAAAATGACTGATATAGATATTGATTTTGTTGATAGAAGCGAGATCCTTGGTATAGTCAAACATGTCTCTGCCTCTATTGACGGAATTAAAAAACATAATACAGGTGTATATGTACAACCTATTCCTATCAATCCATTAACAGGTAATTCTAGTATTGATTATAAAACAGCAGAAGACCGTGGATATTTTAAGTTAGATTTTCTAAATGTCAGCGCATACAATGGAGTCAAAAATGAAGAACATCTTGTTCAATTGCTGAACACTGAACCATTGTGGGATCTACTGCATGAGAAAGAAGTGTGTGATCAATTGTTTCATGTCAACGGATATCACACATTGCTAAGATCATTAAATCCTAGAACTATTGAAGAACTAGCTATGGTCTTGGCTATGATCCGACCGGGGAAGAAACATCTCGTCCCAATATGCCAAGATCAAGGATTCCAAGCGATCAAAAATGACATATGGATTAAGGTTGAGGATTCCTATTTCTTCAAGCAGTCTCATGCTATTTCCTATGCGGCTGTAATTGTTGTACAATTAAATCTTATCTGCGAAAAAATTAGTTACGGTTACTCTTAGGAACCCTTACCAATTGTATTGATTTACGTTTGATTCGTTTCTCAGCTATTTCACTAAGATTTACGCTAGGACCAAATATTAGTTCAATGTCTTTGCTATTGAATGTTTTGATAGCGTATCTGAATAGTTGCATTTCTTTTTTAAGAAAAATGTTAATAGGTATTTTCCTGTTTGATTCCCACCACCATACTTCCCCCATTTCTAAGAATATCTTACGCTCGTCATCAGATTTGATTGCTGATATATCATATATACTAGTAACAAAATTATCAAAGTTAATTACAATGCCGACATATTCTATGTCATTTGATTTAACACAGGAGACAAAGGGGTAGTTGTTTTGGAAGGTATTGGGTGATGTCATCTTTATGAATAAATACAATTATGCAACATTTACCAATCTATTTATACGACAATACTCTGGATGTAATACTAGATTTGGATCCAACCACGTTAGGAGTTCACAACGTCATGTATCAACGAGATCTAAAAATACAAAAAGGGATCAAAAATAAAATTCGTGTTCAATTTAAGAATAGCGACCAAAAACGTATTCCTATTTCTAATACTGGTACCTATGTGTTTTCCATGTTTGATGCAGTTAACAACCGCATGTTGCTACAGAAAAATCTAACGGTATTAGATGACGGAGTTACTGTCGGATTAAGAGGATTGGCTGAATTAAGTTTGTTAGAAAGTGATACAATAGATCTTGAAGTCAGTGAATACCAGTTTACTGTTAAGTATCAAGATCCCAGCGATGGCACTTATCTTCCAACTTACTCTAACACATATTATGATGTAGCCGGTCAAATACAAGTTAGACAAGATGCATATCCCGCTCTACAACCTAGTCAAGAAATCACCGCGTTTAACAAAGTCTACAATGATTCTATTACCGCTTATCAATATTTCAGCGGCAATGTCTACGCCTATCCAGAATACAACAGTAATACAGCTCTCCATACTGTAGCTATGTATATGACAAACTATGTAGGAACAGTAACAATACAAGGTACATTGTATAACAGCCCACAAAGTTTTGGAAGATATGTAAACATTGCCACATTAACATATAATGGATACAACGGTATTGATTATAAAAATTTCAACGGTATATTTTCTTATATCAGAATAATGTATCAACCTACCCTAGACTTTATGGGTAATGCTACCGGAACCTTTGACAAAGTACTCTATAGAAGTTAAACTTAGTAGATGAATGATATTCAATCTGCTTTATTAACACTCTTGCCTCCGAAGCGTAAATCTACTCCAAGTGGCTGGACTAGTTTTGATGCAGTCTGTTGTCATAACAATGGAGAAGCTAGGGATACTCGTAAGCGAGGCGGAGTAATGACCAGCCCAGATGGCGGTTGGAGTTATCATTGTTTCAACTGTGGATTCAAAGCAGGCTGGAGTCCTGGCAAGCTATTAAGTAAAAATACCAAGACATTATTCAAATGGTTAGGAATGAATGATGTAGATCTAGGACGATTGAATCTAGTAGCATTGAAAATCAAAGATGATCAACCTGTCCTAAAGAAACCTTTGAATTTTGAATTAGCTGAAAAAGAGTTACCAGAAGGTACACTATCTGTAATGGAGTGGATAAGTACTGCTAATCTACCAGAAATAGAAGAAAGTCTCGGAAAGATCGTTGAATATATATTAGGCAGAGGGATGGAACTTGACTGGTATAACTGGATGTGGTCACCTGCTCCAGGTTACGCAGATCGTGTTATAATTCCATTCTACCATGATGGTAAAATTGTAGGTTATACAGGTCGTAAGATTACAGATGGTAAGCCGAAATATCTTACAGACGCACAGCCAGGTTATGTATTTAATTTAGATAGACAGACAAACGACAGGGCATATGTTATAGTAGTAGAAGGTCAGTTTGACGCTATTGCTGTAGATGGTTGTGCTATCATGCACAACGACCCAAATGAAACTCAAATCTTAAGATTGAATACACTAGGCCGAGAAGTCGTTGTTGTACCAGATAGAGATCGTGCAGGTGCTAAGATATTGAACTCTGCAATCAAGAACAATTGGTCAGTGAGCTTGCCACCTTGGGGCGATGACGTCAAGGATGTAGCAGATGCTGTAAAGAAATATGGACGCTTGTATGTACTGGCCACAATCTTGCACTACAAGGTCGCAGGAGAGATAAAAATAAATTTACTGAAGAAAAAACTAGAAGGACTCAATGACTAATAAACCAAACTACGATTACGAAACACAGAAGCTATATATAGAAATGTTTCTCAGTGATGCTGAAACATTTATTCGTGTACAGAATATTTTTGATCCAGAAAACTTTGATCAACGACTTCAAGGTGTAGCGGAGTTTATTAACAAATACGTAGATGAGTACAAGGTCATGCCTGAGGCACAGATTGTCAATGCTCAGTGTCGTAGCGATTTTAATCCAGTACCATTGCCCAGAGAAAACTATGAATGGCTCATGGACGAGTTTGAAAACTTTAGTCGACACAAAGGATTGGAACGTGCAATTATCAAGAGCAGTGATTTACTTGAAGCAGGTGATTATGGTCCAGTAGAAAAGTTAATCAAAGATGCTATTCAAATCAGTTTGAACAAGGACATGGGTACTGATTACTTCGAAGATCCTAAATCACGTTTGAGTAAATTAAAAGATGGTAACGGGCAGATTAGCACAGGATGGCCTAGCATTGATAAGAAACTGTATGGCGGATTTAACCGTGGAGAGTTGAATATCTTTTGTGCAGGATCAGGCGGTGGTAAGAGTTTGTTCTTGGCTAATTTGGGTGTAAACTGGGCACTTGCAGGACTGAATGTTTTATATCTAACATTTGAGTTGAGTGAAGGTTTAGTCAGTATGCGACTGGATTCTATGACTACAGGAATCAGTACTAGGGAGATTTTTAGAAGCATAGATGACGTAGAATTAAAGGTTAAAATGCTAGGTAAAAAGTCAGGAAACCTGCAAGTCAAGTATATGCCCAGTGGGAAAAATTGTAACGATATTCGAGCCTATTTGAAGGAATATCAGGTCAAAAAAGGCGTGAAACCAGACGTTTTATTAATAGATTACCTCGATTTGATGATGCCTTTATCTGTGAAGGTCTCGCCCAGCGATTTGTTTGTAAAAGACAAATATGTGTCAGAAGAGATTCGAAATTTGGCTATGGAAACACAATGCGTAACAGTAACAGCTTCGCAGTTGAATCGTTCGGCGGTTGAAGAAATTGAGTTTGATCACAGTCATATTTCGGGTGGTTTGAGTAAGATTATGACAGCAGATAATGTCATAGGTATCTTTACTAGCCGTGCTATGAAAGAGCGTGGACGTTATCAAATTCAGTTTATGAAAACACGTTCGAGCAGTGGTGTAGGACAAAAGGTTGACTTAGAATTTAACATGGATACTCTGCGTATCAGTGACCTTGGAGAAGAAGAATCTGAAGGTAGTTTTAATCAACAAAGAGCAAATAATCAAACAAGTAGCATTACAAACTCATTCAAACGTACCAGTGTAGTCAGTACAAATACTGAAGAAAGTTCTAACAAAGGATTTGATTTTAGTAAATTACAAAGCAAAAGTGCTCCTATTGGAGGAGCACCTTTGATACGTAATATGTTGAATAGTATGAATTCTGAAAAAGACTAGTAGTACAAGAAAACAACTCCACTACCGCCATTACCTCCCGAAGCGCCTCCATCGGGATAATGTCCGCCTCCACCTCCACCGCCTCCACCAGAATATACAGTTCCGGCTATTCCTGCGGTGTTTAATGCACCTCCTGCGCCACCGCCTCCAGTTCCGCCACCTCCTGCAGGATATGCACCGCATGACGCAAAAGAAGCACCTCCACCTCCGCCGCCTCCATTAGTGCCGCTTGCAGTACCAACAGTTAGGTATACTCCTGGACCACCTGCTCCTGAATTTGAATTAGAAACTCCATTTGCGCCTGCACCTCCTGCACCGCCACCTCCGCCATTAAACCCGTTATTGCGACCTACGCCGCCATTGTTACCATATAGTGTTGCTCCTAGTGAACTACTGCCTTTTGTTGCTGTTCCCCCAGCATGACAGCCAGATGATCCATTTCCGCCTCCACCAGATCCTCCAGATAATCCGACAAAACAACTTCCTCCGCATCCATTTGAACCACCCCCTCCGCCACCGCCATTTGCGGTAACAAAAGTTGTAGCAAGGCATGAACTTTGAATAAGACTATTACACCCGTTGGTTCCATTGTATCCTGTTCCACCAGCGCCGCCACCACCTACTGTTACATAGATGCTGGATCCCGGTGTTACTGCCTGAGAGACCTTGAAAACCATTCCGCCACCACCGCCACCACCGCCCCCA